CTACGGCTTAACCTGGAACTTTGCAGGGGTGATGGGGGCCGTCTCCAGTCGGTCGCCAATCACCTTTCCGCCCTGCGGATTCAGCCACGGCACGGCGTCATCCGTAACATGTCCGCCGGAAACGATTTGCTGGCCTTCGGCCGGCACGATCTCGGTGTTATCGTCCGGTACGGCCACGACCAAATGGACCTGGCGTTTGCGGCTCAGTGTGTCGTCCATGCCGTGAGGCGGAGAATCAAACGCCGTACCGGCGCCGTGAAACTCCTGCGCTTCTGCGATTCGATGTAGACGGGCTCCCGTTACGGGGCCGTCCAAATTGTGCTCTACTCCGTTGATGTGAACTCGCATAAATCCTCCGCCCCGAGATTAGCACGGTTTTTACTTTAACGCCATCTTGACATCGGAGGCGTAAATCCCCTGCACGCGCTCGCGGGCGATGTCCACCGCCGGCCGCAAATATGGCTGCGCTGCGTGGCCGATCCAGTTCTGGTGCTTGTAGTCGTACACCCATGCTCCGGTGAACGGCACGCCCTCGGTCGGCAGCGGTCCTGGGTAGGTTCCCATGCCGCGGATGCCGGTTCCGAACTCCACGAACGCCGCGTGCGGCGAAGTGAAGGCGACGGTCCCCACTGCCTGGTTTTCTTCGGTCCTCACCGAGCGCATTCCGCTATCGTGGAGTTCGTTGCTATCCACCGGGCAAATCGCTTGTGCTTCCTCCAGGATCAGATCGCAGGACTGCTCCGTAGCCAGGATGACGGCTTGCCGGATTTTGTCCAGCGCTTCGGCGGTTTTGATGGTGGTCTCGGAGACGGCCTTGAAGTTCATAATCACGTCTCCGAGTTGTGGCTGCTCATGCGTGAACCTCCAAAGAACAGTAACAGTTCGGGTGCTCGTTGGGCATCATAGCCCCGCTCGGGAACGCCTGCTCAATCGGGATCATACCCGCGGCTTCGTTTGCCGTGCAGGATGGACACGGGTTTTCGCTCGTTGTGGCCCACGCCTTCAGCGTTGCGCCGGCGTCGCGCCCAAACTCCATCAGCCCCGCGTTGTACGCTTGATTGAGTTCCGTCTGTGCGATCAGATTCAGGCGCCGGTCCTCGAAGTCCGCGAACGTGTGGCGGATGGTGTCCACGATGCCCTGGTAGTTCGCGCCGTTCTGATACGCTTTGGCCACGTCCGCGGCCACCTGTTTGATCGTGGTGGCGTCGATGCCGCCCGTGATCTTTTGGAATCCGTTGTTCGCCAGGTAGCGCGCCTCAAAGGTGCTCAGCGCGTCCGCGTCGGCGTAGGCGAAATCATGCGCGATGTGTTCGGCGGCAGCCGCCAGTGCAGCCGCCAGCGCATCATCGAATAGATCGGCGATGAGTTGATCGGTCGGGACACCTGAAAGCGCGGTACGAAGTTGCGCCTCGATATCAGGGACGGGTGGATCGGCTTCCCGAAAGGCCGCATGGATGGCTGTCAGACTGGCCATCCTGTGGAACAGGTCAATAGAAGACATTCCCTCGCATTGCTTCTCCCAGTGTCGCTTGATGGCGCGCGCCGCACGCGCGTAGGGCTTCTCCAGAGCCGCGGAGCGCCGGGCTGCAGACTCCGTAAACCGCAGAGAATCGAGCATCGCTTCAACTACCACGATGGCGGCCTCTGTGACCGCTTCGTCGCGCCCCACGAGTCCAGGGCCGACAAACCAGCGGAGTTTTCCGTTGTGGTGGATATGCGCGCAGTGCCCATGGTGGAAACCTACCTCGTCGGTATCGCAGCCGGTCAGTTCCTTCAGCAGTTCGTTGACAAGCGGATGGTGGGTGACTACTACCGTGTGCCCGGTTGCGTGGCGGCGGATGGCTTGCAGAGCTTCCCCAACTTGGCCGTCCGGCTGAAGTTGCCAGAGATCCGCGACGGGCGCGCCCAGCGCCTCCGCAATCGGCGCGGCGGTGTCGCGCGCACGCTTGAAGTAGCTCGATAGCACGATATCGGCGCGGCCAATCTCGCGGCGCAGAAACTCGGCCATGATGCGCGCCTGTGCTTCGCCGTGCGCCGTCAGTGGGCGCGTGGGGTCCTCGCGCGGGCCGTCCTCAGATTCGGCATGGCGGAGGAGATAGAGTTTCATTTTGCCTTCTGCGCTTCCAGCGCCCGCTTCAGCACCGAAACGGCGCGCGCCAGTTGCGCTTCGCTGGCCTTCGCCACACTAGGCAGACCCGCTCCGACTTTCTGCGCACGCGGATTACGCGGCTGCGGGGTCTTGGGCGGCGCGGGAAGTCCTGGGGGGCCTGCCATTCCAGGCATCGGTGGATTCAGCGCCATCTCTTGTTCAGCCTTCAATTCCGGCGTGCGGTCCACGAGAATATTGTACTCATCCTCGGGGAACATGGCCTCAATGACGGTCGGCGCTTCCTCTACGCCCAGCTCCTCCAACAGCAACCTGCATCCGACGCGCAGGTCTATACCGGTGCACTCGAATCCGTTGAGCGTCATAGCCTCCGCGATGGCAGCCACGCGCTGCGTGATATCGTGCTCCAGCACCGCCGGGAACGTCACCTTGACCGTCTGCGCGCCGTCCTTGGCTGTCTTTGCGTCCGGTTGCTTGGCCTTCGCCGCGCGCGCCTCACGAAGCTTCCCTTTCGGCGCTTTTGCGCTGCGTTGGATCGCGTATCCGACGATAGTTTGCAGCACCTCGCGCCAAAGCTCTTGCCGCTGGGTGAACTTCAACTCGGTAGGTCTGTCGAGCGATACGGCGGTCGCCAGGCTTCCCGTCGTGGCATCTCCCAGCAGCATTGTCTCGGGCAGCCCGATAGCGGAGCACGCCATCATCGCCACCCGACGCGCGGCCTCCGGGTTATTCTGCGGCGTCCGCACCGGCGTCAGTTTCGTCCCGGGGCCGCTGACAAAGGCAGATCCGGCCACCGGCGGCGGGTTTTGTTCCCACCACGTACCGCCGTTCGCCAGCGTCGTTGCGAGAGATTGCTTCAGGTTGGCGATGGCGCCGGCTCCGCCCTTGGTCTCCACGTCCCAGGAGAATCGCGCGAAGGCCCGCTGAAGGGTACACCAGTCCTCCAGGTAGTGCTTATAGGCGCGCACCCAGTCGATCATGGGATAAACTTCGGGGCATCCGAAGCGCCACTTCTCAAGGCCACCCACCTTCACTTGAAGCACGTACACCGGCTCGCCGCCAGCTTGTCGCGCCACCTCGTTCTGCTCGGGTCCGAATGCCTTAGCGTTGGAGTCGTAGCCGAACGCCACGTACCAGCACACCTTGGCAACCTGAGCCGTCTGCCCGGTGTTGGGATCGAATACCGACTGAATCCAGCGCCGCTTGAAGAACCACGCTTCGTCGGAGTTGTCGGGATTGGTGACGATATCCTCAATCTCCACGGCGTCGATGGTTTGCACTGTCACCATGCCGGTCGCCTGGTCGGTGAAGAACGCCCAAAACAGGTTTCCGTCCGTCTTCAGCGTGCGCTCCTTTGCCAGCAGTCCGACCGGCCCGAGTTGCTTCTTGTTCGCCTCCAGGAACTCCTCGATAGCGGTATTGGTGTCCTCATCGTCGCTTGAGACCTGGAAGCCGCGGCCGAAGACGTAATCCGCGCAGAGTTCCACGCCGCGGCGCACCAGCGGATTTTTGATGAAGTACAGCCGGCAGATCAGGATTATCTGCTGGATGCCGTAGCGCGAGAACTCAGTCTGCGCCATGGCGAGTTGGCGCTGCCACCCGCGATCCTCAAGCGCAAGTTCCAGTTCCCAGAAGCGCTCTTTCAGCATCACCGACGTAGATCCAGGCGCGGCATCAATGCGCCCGGCCTCGGTGACTGTTACGCCGGTCGGTTGCCACGGTCCAGCGCCATACATCGACAGCGCCTCTGCATATTCAGCGCGGCGCTCCAGGACGGCGGCCTGGTGATCCTCTCCGCGCGAGTGCTCCAGGATGGCGCGGTTCTCTTCGAGAAGTTGGGCATTGCGGCGTTCCAGGTCGAGGAATCGCTGCTGGGAGGCTTGCTGGATGGCGTCAAAGCCGAGTGTGCGGGATAGCCACGCGCGCAGGCGTTTCATAGCCGAAGTATAGCGCCAATTCTCACCGGCGGCGCTCCTTTAGGCTTACTTCCCCAACCGGAAGCGGCGGTTTCGCCCCGCGCTGCAAGCGCATCGCCCAGCCCCAGCGCCGCCCTTCGCGGTCTTGGAACGGCCCTCCGCTCGGCTCCCAGCTTCTCCCCTCGGCAGTGTCGAGGAACGCAGAGACGGCGGTGTCCAGTTGCTCAAGGGTTTCGGCGTAAATGATATCCACACGCGCGCTCATAGTTCGACTCCGAAATCGTCCAAACCTTCCATGATTCCACGATTCTCCCGCACGATGCGTCTGCACTCCGCAAGTTGCCACGGCTCGGTGTCCGGTTTCAGGTGCGGCAGCAATTCGCGATACGGCTCCCACCATTCCGCCGGCACGGGAGCGGTCGGCTGCTTGATCGTGTTGACGCCATGCAGCGCTTGCGGAGGCTGCCAGCCGTAGACGGCCCAGGAGTAGTACAGGCGCGTCTGTTCGGGCGTTCTGCGCCCAGGCCATCGCAGTTTGTCGTTCAGGCAGTACAGCAGTTGCTTGGCGCGCAAGCGGCGCTCGTTGAGCATCTGTAGGTGCATCAGCCCTAAGATACCGCTCAACCGGCGCGCTCGATACGGCAATCCGTCCGGGTAACGGTGATGGTGCTGGTACCCATCGGACGCTGCACTCCAGTGGAACTCGGGCCGGTCGGGGAATCCAGCGGTCGCAAATTGCGAGGCCCAGATGCCTTCCGAAATGCTTGTCTCGATGCCGCCCAGAAGTTGGATCCAGCGCAGTTCCACGCACGATCCGGATGGCGTGGCCTCGAACTCAGAGCGAATCCGCGGCAACAGATTGCCTGTGACGATCTCATCGGCATCGATGATGGCGATGTGGGTGGCCCCAAGTCCGCGCGCATCGTTCAATAGACATTGCCGATGAGCCATTTCGTTCCACCCGCCAGGCATGTGCGACACGAGCACTCGCCCACTTTCCTCCGCTATCTCGGAAGCGATTTCCGCCGTTCGGTCCGTGCTGGCGTGATCGAGAATGACAAGTTCGTCGCACCACATGAGCGCGGCGCGGGCCGTCAATCCCAAGCACCACGCCTCGTTACGCACCGGCATGATGGTGACGATTTTCATTTGATCCCCAGAGCCTTGCGCCGCCACTCTTCGCGCTGCTGGTTGGCGGTTTCGCGTTCGGCGTTGGCCTTCAAGAGAGCATCGCGCCAGTCCATCGCGCTTTTCTGCGCATCCCTGCCCGCAGACTTCGCCGCATCCAGAGCAGACAGGAGGGTTTGTACGTGTGCATCGAGCGCTTTTATTCCTTGCTTGAGTGCGTCGATTTCCGCCCGCCTCCAACGCCAACTCCAATTTATCATGCAAACCTCTCGTTTCTAAGCAGGATATTGTACCCGAAGTCATCGGTCAGTTTCCACCCAGGAAGGAGCGCGATGAGATCCGGCTTCAGTGCCTCTCCCCGGTAAAGCTCTACCGTTTCCGCCTCCATGAAGCAATACCGCGTGTGGGCCAGCGCGTTCTTCCCTCCCGCGATCATTTCCGACTCGGCCCCCTGGATGTCCACCCATAGCAAGTCGATCTTCTTCAGGTATTCCCGCTGGAAGATTTGGTCAAGAGTCCAGCACTGCACCATGCCGACGTGCGGGAAACTCGTGGCAGGTACGTGTTCCAGGTGTCCCGTTGGTTCCAGCAGCGACCCGGATACATGGCCATCCGTAGGATGCTCCGAAAAGTGGAACTGGCGAAAGCCGGATTCGCGCGCCACCGCTCCGAGTATCAGCCTACGCCTCGGCCCCAGCGGGCGCGGTGCCTTCCCTGCGAACGCCGTAGGCCCACAGTTGTCGAGAATGTGCTGTACGTTGCGCGGGTCTGGCTCAACCATGACGTGATGCAGGGTCTCGCCGGGGCGGATCAGCGATTCAAAGTTCGGACTATCCTCGCCGGTACACGCCCCGAGTTCCACGATGCACGGGCTGCGCGCATCCGCCAACGCCAAGCGAATTGCGGACATCTCGCAGGCGTTCATGGGATAACCTCGTGTCCAGGCCATCCGGCCTTCTTTCGTTGCTCGAACAGCGCCCGCGATGCGTGGTAGTCCGCGCCCGCGATGCCGTCCCACCACTCGGGCTTGGCTTCCGCGCCGCGGCCCCAGTGCTGGTGCTGGTGCGTCAGATCCCGCCGCTGCCAGAACACGCCCAGTTTCGTCGCCACGTTTTGCAATTCCTCGTCGGCCCAGCAGTGCGGGTACTCAAACAGCGGGCCTCGGCCGCCATACGCGCGCCGTGCGAACTCGCGCCCGATCCACGGGCTGCCGGCAAAGCGCTCAATGATGCGCCCGCCCGAATCCGCCCATGTATCGCCCGTGGGCTGCATGACGCCGCAGGTTCCGCCGAAATGTAACGAACAGTCTTCAGCGCCCCAAATCGGGGTCAGTAGTACTGGGTCAGGCAGCGTATCGTCGCCGCCTCCTACGCACCAGTCGCACGTCGGGTCTGCTTCGAACACCATCCGCATGAGCCGGTTGATGCTGGCCGCCCACCCGAGGTACGCGTCGGTGTGAATGTGGATATCGGCCTCGATTGGATCGCCTTGGCGCAGTACTGCGATCTTGTAACCCGCTTCGCGCCACTTCGGGATCGTTCCACCGCCGGGGCGGATGCTCGGAATTGTGAGCCAGACCGACATTTAGTAAGTCACCGCCGATTCGGGATTCTTCACGGCCTTGCTCACCTGGACATGCCCGGTATCCGCTGTCACTGTCACCGACGTGACCGTGACGTACTCGGTATCCGCGGGCGCCCACCCGCCCAGCCACAGTGGAACCTGCGCACTGGAATCCTTGACGCTCCCCGTGAGCGTGCCAGAGTAGGTGGTGCCGTCCGGTCTCGTGACAGTGAATGCCGACGTGAGCGTGTAGACGGCGCCGGACTTCTGTATGTCCGCGCTGGGGAACATCCACACGAGGGTTCCGCCCTGCGTGATGCCAGCGCACAAAAAAGTCCCAGGCATGGCGCAGATGCCGGTCGGAATAACATAGAATTTCACTTCCGCCGCGAACGACGTCGCAGCCAGAAGCATCAGCAGGAATATCCGTTTCATTTCATCCGCCTTTCGCAATATACGTCCCATTCCGGGGTGCGCTTCCACTCCGGTACCGGGTAAAGAATCTTGCACGTCGTGTTGCATGGATGCACGCCGCCGATCATGCGCGGCTCCGCGCCGGCCACATGCACGCCACTGACTGCCGAAATGCGCAGCCCGCGCTGCCACTCTGTATCTTCGCCCGTGTGCAGGGCCGGGAAGGGATTGCGCTCCCAGGTCGCGCGCCAGTAGCACAGCGAGGCCCCCACGATGTAATCCGGCGAACCTCGGTACTTCCAGCACTGCTTTGTGGTCTGGTCCCAGAAGATGACCTCGTTGTAGCCCGTGGCTTCGCGCATAAGCACTGCGTCAACCTGCTCCGCGATCCGCGCCGGGTGACTCCAATCGTCATCGTCCCAATAGCACAGGATGTCGGGAGCACCGATCAAGCCTGGACGGTTGCCACCCACGCCCGTGACCGCAACGTCGTTGGCTTGATTGCGCAGCGTGCCGATTGGCTGCCCGTGGGCAGCCGGCACCCACAGGTACGCCTCGTTGTCGGCTTTCGTGCTCCACGCGGGCCGATCCGTGCTCGTGTCGTACACTAGCAGCACGCGCCGGTCTGCCGGGTAGGTCTGCTGGCGGAAGCATTCCACCGCGCGGCAAGCCATGGACGCCCGGTTGCGCGTGAGCATGACAGCGAAGACAGCAGGCAGGCTCACGGTTTGTTCTCCACAGGGTGCACGGCAGTCTCCATGCGCAACGCCTTCCGCAGAATCCGGTCCAGCAGCGTGCTTATCCATGTGCCGCGCTTCTCGGCCTCCGCCACCAACCGCTCGTGGATATCCGTTTTGACAAATACAACGTGCCGTGATCGTGGCATGATTAGCACTGTATACCCAATGTGGCCCGCTTGTCAATAGGGAGAAATCACAACAGGCTCAAACGGCTGGGAGGCCATCGCTCCACTGCTCGGGTCCGCCCATATCCGGCTGGGCCGCTGTTCGGTAACGCCTTCGTACCCGCTCCAGGCAATCGCCAGCGCCATAACGTAATCGTCGTGATTGTTCTCCCCCTTCGGCGCGCCGTACTGAATCGCGCCGCTGGGCAGCGTCCGGCCTTCGAACGCCTGCAATTCCCCGATCAGTACCGGATCGTTTGGAATCTTAATCTTTCCGCGCTCAAAGGCCAGCGCAAGCGCTTCAATCGCTATCGCCTTGCTCTGATTGGTGGTGGTGAAGGCATACACTGGCATCCCGTCGCGCTGCAACTGCTCCACGACCGGGCCTCCCATGGAGTTCACCTCGGCCAGGACCGGCGCACGGCAGCGGCTCGAGTGCTCCCAAAACGCCTGCAAGCGCGCCCGCTGCAACGAGTACTCGATCCCGCGGAAGTGATCCATCGCCGAAACTCGTCCCTGCCTGTCCAGAGCCACAAACGCAGTGAAATCGTGCGTCCGGCCCCAATCCACGCCGATTATCACGCCGGTGCCGGCTTCGTTGGGCACGTCATAGACGGCCTGGTCGATGCATCGGAAGACGGACCCCTCCCAGCTAACGAACTGCGCCAAGTATTCCTGCTGGAACGCAAGGTCCGTCATGTCGGGGCGCGCGCTCTCGATCTCGCCGGCTGGAATGTACGGGTTTGTCGCGCTGGCCATCTGCCATCTCGCCCACTCCGTTTCAGCCTGATCGGCGCCGCGGTTGTAGAGCTCGTGAAAGTAATTGGCGATTCCCTTCGGCGTGCTCAGAAACCAGGCGTCCCCGCGGTAATCGGTGAGCATCGGCCGTATCGACTGCTCCCAGGCCGTCTTGAGGTTCATCACCAGTGCAGCCTCGTCGATCACCACGCGAGCGTATGCTCTGCCGCGGCCGGCATCCGGCGAATCCAGTGACCACATCTCCACAGCCCCGCCACCGATCAGGCCCAGCCGGTGCTCCACCTGCGATACGGTGGCAGTCACGGGCGCCAGGCGGGTTTGCAGATCGCGCCAGACCGGAGCAAGCTGTTTGTAGCTCGGCGCGAACCATGCGACCGGGCGGCCGGCCAGGGCAGGATGCACGATCCTGTCCATGCCTAGTTCGGTCTTCCCCCAACGGCGGCCGCAATCGACGACGTTGAATCGCTTGGACTGGGCGATTACTTCGCGCTGCCGGATGTGCGGGCGCGGTAGGACTAGCCGGATGTTCGGCATGGTCGAAGGATAGCACGACATCACCGCGCTATCCGGCTGTCAAGCCAGCGTGCCGCTTTGGCGTCCATCCAGCGGTCTTGAGCCTGACGGCTGCGCCGGACGGCGCGTCTTCGCGCAGCGCGCTCGAGCTCGCGCTTCCACCCGGCGAGCTGGGCGGCTTTCCGGCGCGCCTGGATTTGCCGAATGCGCTCCAGGTTGTCCTGCCAGGTCGCGGAGGTCCACATCGGCCAAAGGATAGCGCGGCGCGGGGCAGGCGTCAAGCGGGATCAATCTCTCCTTAGGGAGTAGTTGCAGTAACTACTATTGGCGGTTCCTTTTACGCTGTAGTTTCAACGGGTTGCGATTGTGACTCTTGACATTTCCCACCATTTCCCACCATCGGCATCCAATCACCCTTATCCCAGTAGAGATTGGATGCTTGACGGATCCGGGCGATTGGCGATAATATCCTCCTTCGCCGCGCTCTGCTGAGTCACGCGTGACGGCAGGGCGGGCGGAACGTGGGAAGCGCAGTTTCGGCCAGCAGAGCGCCGCGGGATCGCACGATGAAGGCCCGGCGTCCTCCCCAGGGTGAATCTTGGGTGCTGGTTTGGGGATCTCGGAGAACGGCTGAATCGCCGATAGCTGAGTAAGCGACTCGCAGCCGGAAACCGCGGAAGTTAAAGCGGCGGAAATCACGAGATTCGGCTTGCCAAGTTTGGCAATCCACTTGCTTCTTACTGATATAGGGACAGTTGTGTTCGGTTTATGTCGAAG